TAGTAGGGCCTGTTTTGGTTCCAAATTTAACAGTAAATGGAAATTTAACAGTAATGGGTGAAATAAATGTTACCGGCAATACAAGTATCACGACAGGCGGATCTTTAAATTTAATAGGATAAAATGGCAAATTTTAAAATAAGCGGAAAAGATGTATTTACTCAAACTGGAACCGAAGAACCGGCATTAGCTAATAATGTTAGTATTCCCGCGGTTTCAGGTGTTGGTATAAAGTCTATAAAACCTATTAGTAATCAGGATCTTACTGGGACATACACAGAACACGAAATGATTATTGGAGATAAATTCACCCTTACGGGAGATTTAACGATTAATGATAATCTTGTTTTAGCAAGCCTCAGCGGATCTGGACAAGATGTCATTATTGAAGATGATGGCAACGGAAGAACAATAACAACTGCAGGTAAAGTAATTGAATGTACTACTACTAGTGGAGATGCCACAGTCACTACAACTGATACATCCGATCTTAGAGCAGGAAAAGGAGTAACAGGATCGGGTATACCCGCAAGTACAACTATTTTAACTGTTACTAATGCAACAACATTTGAATTATCACAGAACGCAACTGCATCAGCAACTACAGACTTAACATTTGATACTGCAGTATTTGAAGCTGGTGAATTTTTGGGATCGGCAGCGGTTCCAGATGCAGGAGATATATCAGGTACTTTTAATCGAACAGTTTTTCCTTCAGGATTTCCTATTAGGATACACCATTCGTATCAAACTTCATCTCTTACACAGACCACCTCTACTTATACTGTAATACCTGGCTTGTCTCTTTCTGTAGCAACAGGTACAACTAGTAATAAACTTCTAATACAATTTAATGTTGGTGGTTATATTGATAGTGGTAATGATACTGTATTTGGATGGAGAATTTATGGAGATGGTGTTTATATTGGTTATGGAACTGGTACTCATGGTGAAGCTACTACTGCTGTCTATGGAATCACTTACAATAATATGCCTACGGGTTCGTGGGTTGGTTCATTAATGTATTCCCCAAATACTACAAATGCTAAAACTTATGATGTACGAGCCGCTATCGCTTTTGGTTCTGGGGTCTTATGGCATCCCGCGCCTTCTGGGGCATTAACAATAACAGAGATTGTAGGATAAAAATAAATGGCAAACATGATAATTAAACCAGCCGCAGACGGCAATCTACTTATACAAGATAGGGCTGGCGGTGCTGTATTGTCAACAGCTTCTTCTGGAGCAACTATTGCAAATGCTTCTTTGACTGCACCAACGATTGCTAGTATGGCTAACTGTACATTTCCAGCAGGGATGATTTTACAAGTAGTACATTTCACCTCTGCAACAGCTACAAATATCGCCTCCGCTACCACTTGGACAACTATTGCCGCGTCTTCTGTAACTATAACATCCAAACGAGCAAACTCCAAATTCCTGTATCATTTTGATGCGAGTGTGGAAGTTGATGTGTCCTCAAACTCTACATATAACTTTGGACAACTAGCAAGAAATGGAACTAAGGTTCTTGCCAGTAATCAGGGTCTTGCTGTAGGTCATGATACCTATGAAAGTTCACCCGCCGTTGTATTCACCTATACAGATTCACCATCAGCAGCTGCGGGTACTGCCCTAGCTTATACTGTGCAGGTTTACAAACAAAACGCAGCAAGTTGGCAAATAAACCAGGCAGGTTTGAGTAGTCAACCAGCGGGGTCATCAATGAATAGTAACGGATATGTAATGGAGATAGCAGTATGACACCAAACTTAAAAAATGCAGTAATTTCATTAGTTGGTATGGGGCCTAGTTATGATTCAGTAGATGGAGTAATTACTAATTGGGATACTAGTGACCCTCCAAGTGGTATAACTCAACCAACTCAAACAGAAATTGATGCAGAGATTAAACGCTTACAGGCCGAATACGACTCTCAGGAATACGCAAGAAACAGGAAAGCAGAATATAATGCTCTAAATCAACTTGAATTAATGTCAGATGATTCTATTAATGATACTACAACTCATAAAGACGCTATTGTAGCAATTAAAGCCAAATGGCCAAAAGATAACAGCGGACCAGTATAAAGGATAAATGGGAAATTTAATTATAAAAGGAAAAGGCGGAGCCGGTAATAAATTGATCCTACAAGATCAGGCGGGTGGGGCAGTCCTCACAACTGCTGATTCTGGAGCTTCATTAGGAACAATTTCAGGTGGTACTTTAGCAAGTGGAGTTGTGTTCCCTGCTGGTCATGTTTTACAAATACAAACATCTCATTTGAAAGACGTGTGGACTTATACTAATTCATCTGCATGGGATTGGGGAACAGCCACTACTAGAGGGAATCAATCACATGGGAGTATTATAGATGATTTAAGTATTACTGTTACTGCTAAAGGAACTAATAGTGATTTTTATTTATTGTTAAATTTAGATCAAGTTGGGAATAGTGATATGGATGGGGGGTATGGCCTAGCAGTAAATATTTATTCATCTGCTGATACTTATGCTAATCCAGTTGACAGAGGGAATCAAGCTGGTAATAGAACTAGAGTAATGACAGGCTCGTGGATGAGGCATGGAGCTGGAGAATTTGCCAATATAACTTTAGTTGCTAATTTAAAACATACAGGAGCATCTATTGCTAAAGGTGCCACTATATCTTATAGGGTAGCTATGTCATCACACTATACAAGTGGAGGGAATACCCTTTGGATTAATAAGTATAATACAGATGCAGATGCGGCTTATTCTATGCGTTCTGTGTCAACATTACAAGTAACTGAGGTAGCAACATGAATATAACTGAAGCTATTAAATCATTGTGTCCTAATTCATCTTTTGGTGTTATTGGTGACAGGATAAAATGGAATGACCCAGATAACAAACAACCAACATCAAAAGAAATAGATGCAGAAGTAAAAAGACTACAGGCAGAATACGACTCCCAGGAATACGCAAGAAACAGGAAAGCAGAATATGATGCCTTGAACCAACTTGAAATGCAATATGATGATAAAAAAGATGGTACTACTACATGGGAAGATGCAATTGAAGCAATTAAAAAGAAATACCCTAAAGGATAATAAATGGCTAATATGAAAATACGCCCAGCAACAGGGGCCGGTAATCAATTAATAATAGAAAATCAAGCGGGAACAACTATACTTTCTACTTCTGATTCTGGTGCTACTTTCTCAGGTGGAAATATAGGAACTGTGACGGCAGGAACTATAGGAAGTGGAGTTGCAGCTGAGATAAATCAACCTAGTTTTTGTGCTCAACGCTCAGGCAGTCTATCAATGGCTAATAGTACATGGGCAGGATTTGCAAATTCAACAACACTTAATGCTGGTGATTGTTATAGTACTTCAACATATAAATTTACACCTAATAAAGCTGGATGGTACTGGTTATATACTATGATATCATGGGATGATATAGGTGATGGTGTCCATATGTCAGCAGGAATCTTTAAAAATGCTGTTTCTGGTGTTCCTGTTAGACAAAGAGATATGAGGCCAGGAAGTGCATCTGGTGGTAAAAGTGTAGATATAGCAAGTATGGAATATGCAAATGGAACTTCTGATTATTTTTGGTTTGCTGGTACCCATTCTCATGGATCAGCTAGAAATGTATTGCCCGGTAATTATACAGTAGCAATGGGATTTAGATTAGCAATTTAAAAGGATAATAAACTATGGCAAACATGATAATTAAACCAGCCGCAGACGGCAATTTAGTTCTACAAGATAACAGCGGGCCAGTATAGAATAATAATAAATAGTTAAAAACAAATAGGAAAATTATGGCAAAAATAACATTAGAAGGAATTGACGCACTAACTTCAAATGGAAGCGTAGTAACTATTGCATCAGCTGTTCAAAATGCCGCTGCACCAGCCGCAAATACTGTTACAACCGAAGCATTAAAAGATGAAGGTAATACTACATCTGCCATAAAACGATCACTACATAAAGCATGGATTTTAGGAGGATAGAATGGCCATAGCACGCGGAGCTGGAACAGAAATAATTCGTACTGCAAGTTTTGAAGCAATTGCGGGAACTACAGATACACCAATAATTGTGGGAGAACAACATCATGTTTATACTGTATTATCAATAATTGTTTGGTGTTCCACATTAAATGCTGTTGGTCATAATTTACTATGTAAACTACTAGCTTATGATTCGTATGCAGGAACAACTGCTCAAGATATTTACATATTTGAATTTAAACCTAGTGCCGTTAATGAAACCTTTGTCTGGAACGACAAGTTCTCTTTCAATGGTTACGAACCGGTTGATTTTTCGGGTGCAATGGATGATGCAACGAAACAAAATGCAATCGCAGATCAAGGATCTGCAGTTCCACAAAAACTTGAGGTTGTATCTAATCATGCAAGTACTACATTTGATGTTACGGTAACCTTCATCGACCAGAATAACTCATAGGAGAGACTCATGAGCGGAAAAATTGGCGGAGCAGGATCGAAGTCTCGTGTCATCGGCAAAGTAAATGGTGATATACAGGGGATACAGCCATGGTCAACATCAAATCCAAATGGGGTATCGGCGAATCATTATCAAGTTGTAAGTACCACTTATGTTACAACAGGAATAGGTTTTTCTCTGGTTACTGGGCCTCACACAAACAAACTGTATATCATGTGGTCAGGTAAAGCTATGCTATATGATGCAGCAGGAGGACAACTAAATGGTGGTTTTAAATTAGTACATCATTCTGATTCTACAACTGCCGGAGCAGCACCTTCAGGTGCAGATATTACTGAAAATCACGAGCTTGGACAATATAATCCAAACTACGACTCTGGGAGACATGATTTGTATGTCTCTTTCTCGCTTAATACCACTATGGCTGTTACTCCGAATACACAATATCATTGTCAACTTGCGGGCAAGCTTGCTGCCGGTATGAATTATTTCCATTGGCAGAACGATAATGGAGGATTTTTAATAGAGGCAACAGCATGAAACTAGAAAAAATAAATAAAAAGAGTAACACGTAATGGCAAACTTAAAAATAAACGGTGTAATAGTAGCAACAGAGACAGCTGGAAACGCGACTTTGCAATCCGGTATTATTGCAGCAAAAGATGGTACTTCATCTGTTACAATTGCTAATAGCACGGGTGCAGTAACTACTGCAGGACCTTTTACTTCTACAGGTGCTGCAACATTGTCAAGTACTCTTGCCGTTACTGGAACAACCACCCTTACAGGTGCTGCTACACTTTCAAGCACTCTTACTGTTGGTTCAGTTTCAAGTCACATGTTACCAACTGCCGATGATACTTCAGATTTAGGTTCATCTACTAAGAGATGGAGAAATATCTATACTACTGACTTACATCTTAATAATGATAGAGGTGATTGGACAATAATCGAGGAAGAAGAATATCTTTCTATCCGAAACAATAAAAATGGAAAAATGTTTAAATTTGTTTTAGAGGAAATAGAATAATGGCATTAATTGGAAGATCGTTGGGTGTCGTAGCAACAGGCGGCACAATAACTACAGTTGATAACTGGAAATATCATACCTTTACATCCTCAGGTAATTTTGTACCTTCAGTTCCAGGATTAGTTGAATATCTATGTGTCGCTGGTGGTGGCGGTGGTGGTTCCGGAAATGGTGGCCCATCTGCTTCTGGCGGTGGAGGCGGAGCCGGCGGTATGATAACAGATACATTACATGTTACTCCACAAACTTATGCAGTTGTAATAGGAGCTGGCGGTGCCGGTGGAAATGACAAAGGTGGTGAAAGTGGAGCCAACTCAACTATTACCGCAGGAAGTTTGACTATCACTGCTCAAGGAGGTGGCGGAGGCGAGTGCGGAACGGGGGGAGTTGGACATGAAGGTTCTGCTAACACTCAAAACGGAGGCTCTGCGGGTGGTGCAGACTATACTAGTGGTGGTACTGGAGTTGCGGGCCAAGGTAATGATGGAGGAAACGGCTATTCGGTTGGGAAATCTTGGACAGACTCTTACTACGGAGGCGGAGGCGGTGGTGCAGGCCAGAAAGGCCGTGACCACGATCACAACCAAATTCAACCCACGAGCCAAGGCCACGGAAATAATGGTAACGGAGGAGATGGACGACAATGGTGTGGTAAATTTTATGCCGGCGGCGGTGGTTCTGGCGTTTATACAACAAGCAACACCGGTGTAGGAAAAGGTGGTAATGGCGGCGGCGGAACAGGCGGTAAAATAACCCGAGCCCATGGTTCAAATGGTACAGTAAATACAGGCGGCGGAGGCGGAGGCGGCGCCGATGGAGGATCAAATGCCGCTTGGAGTGGTGGTTCAGGCGTTGTAATTTTTAGATACCAAATTTAAAAAGGAAATATGGCACATTTTGCTAAAATAGAAGATGGTATTGTTACACAAAAAATAGTAGCCGAGGAGGATTATATCAAAACACTTCCTGGTGAATGGGTACAAACATCATATAATACAGTAGCAGGAGTTCACTCAAATGGTGGTACACCTCTAAGGAAGAACTTTGCTGTTACAGGTTACACATACGATAAAGATCGTGATGCTTTTTATGCGCCCCAACCTTATCCTTCATGGACATTAGATGAAGATACTTGTACATGGAAACCGCCAACACCAATGCCTGATCGACCGGGCAAAGGAACCGATGATGATCAATTTTATATTTGGAATGAAGATACAAAAGCATGGGATGAAGATAAAAGAGATTAACCTGAATAAATAGTAATAGATAAATATATGAAAACGAACACTTTAAAAAATAAAATGGAGTATAACCAATGAGTGCAAACGTAGCCTTGACAGACAGTTTTGATCAATGGAGAGTCAAGACTAACGAAGTTATAGTAATGACACAGACTGATGGAATGAGTAATTTCATTAAGGTGTTAGATACTACAAACTCAACGAGTAATACTACAGGTTCTATTATTACCGCAGGTGGTCTAGGAGTATTAAAATCAGCCACGATAGGTGAAAACCTAAGAGTACATGGTAATGTTATAACTGATGGTGATACAACTATTAGTGGTAATCTTGTCTTTGGAGATGCGGCAACAGATCAAGTATCTTTTTCTGCCGATATCAATTCCAATATGATTCCTAATGCAGATATGAATTTCGATCTTGGTAATACTACATTTGGATGGGCTAATACATTTACTGGACATTTAAATGTAGAACAAGGAGCTGCTGCAGGAAAGCCTGCTATTTCAATTACTTCAGCAGATGTAGATCAAATAGCGATAGATGTTGATGCAGAACAATCTAGTGCAAATGTTTTAGATATTGATGCAAATTCATTAACTACTGGTAATGCTATTGATGTTACGGCAGGAGCCCTTACTACTGGATCTTTGATGATGTTAAATTCCAGTTCGACTTCTACAGGCACCAGAACTCTTTTTAAAGTTACAAACGATAGTGCACTTGCAACAGGATCTACTGCAATTCAAGTTCAAGCCGATGCGGGTCGAGGAGTATTCATTGATTCGAATTTACAGACTGGTGGTTATGCACTTGAAATTGATTCAGAACAAGCATCAACAAATGTTGCAAAAATAGCTTCAGCAGCAACAAGCGGTACAATTCTTGATATTCAAGCAGAATCAATTACTACAGGTAAAGTTATAAACATTTATGATGATTCAGCAACTACTGGTTCATCTCTTTATATTGATTCAGATTCAGACGATACTGGAACAAGAAATGTCGTAAGTATAATTCAAAATCACGCCTCAGCAACAGCCGCAGTACCTCTTTATGTAAAACAAGATGCTCCTCATATTGCAGGAAAATTTGATGCACAAACAACTATTGTTATTCCAGTTGGAACAACCGCCCAAAGAGGAACGGCGGTTCAAGGTGGAATTAGATACAATACCACAACAAGTTCTTTTGAAGGTTATAGTGGATCAACATGGTCAGGACTTGGTGGACTTATTGATGTTGACCAAGATACTAAAATCATTGCAGAAACATCAGCAGGAGCCGATAATGATGATTTAGATTTCTATACCGCCGGTACACAACGAATGAAGATAGATGAAACTGGATTAGTAACAGTTGGTGTAGATGGTACTGGATATGATGTTAAGTTATTTGGTGACACGGCCGGTAAATATTGGATGTGGGATCAATCAGCAGATGGAGTAGTACAACAAGGAACTTTAACTGTAGGTGTAGATGATACAGGACATGATGTTAAGTTTTTCGGTGCAACTGCTAGTAGTTATTGGTTGTGGGATGAATCCGCAGATCAAATGAAAATTGTCGGAAGTTCAGACCAAACTGGTAATATGCAACTTACAGGAACTTTAACTGTTGGTGTAAATGACACCGGCCACGATGTAAAGTTTTTTGGTGCAACCGCTAGTAAATATTGTGAATGGGATGAAAGTGCAGATACCTTGACCATCGCAGGAACACTTACTGAAACTTCTAGTAGAGAAATGAAAACTAATATTGAACCTCTTGAAAATATACTTCCTGCAGTTCTACAAATGCAAGGAGTAAAATTTGATTGGAAAGAAGGTACAAAAGATAATTATGGATTCATTGCAGAAGAAGTAGCCGAAGTATTTCCTCATTTGGTAACTCATGATGAAGATGGGGAAGTACATGGAGTTCAATATACTAAAATGACAGCAGTTCTTCTTGAAGCAATTAAAGAACAACAAAAACAGATAGATGAATTGAAGTCTAGAATTTAATGAATATTATAAATAATTAACAATAGGAGAAAACAATTATGCCACGGGTAAGAAAGCGTTCAAGAGCTAGAAAATTAGCAAATATGATGAGCCCTTCTGTTGCTCAGGTTTCAGTTGTCGAAGAAGAGAGATTAGAAGCAGGTCACATGTCACATGAAATGAAATCCACTTCTGATGACATGAGAGTACAGGGTGCATTACATGCAACAAACATTAAATTAAGACATTCATTTTCGCGAAATACATTGGGAGCATCATTGATTATGATCACCACTGCTATTGCAGGATCAGGACAAATAGGATAAGTTATGGCAATACCTTCAGGATTTGGAACCGAAACCCTAAAAACAGGATATTTTACTGTTACTGGGACAAGTGAAGAAAAAATAATAAATGGTAGCAAAGAACATATATACACACTTTTAAGTTGTACAATTTGTAATACTGCGGCCGCAGATAAAACTTTTGATTTATTTATTGCTAAAAATGGTGGAAGTACCGATTATGAAATTCTTTCCGATACTGAGTTGGGAGGAAATAAAACCTTCATATTTAATGATAGACTTGTACTACAAGAAAAAGACCATTTAGTATTTAAGGCTAATGCGTCCTGTGATATAGATATTGTCGTATCCTATATTGATCAGGATTGGTCCACTTGATATAATAATTTACGTAAATTAAAGGAAAAAAATGCCAGCAAATAATAGTATAACAGACATAAGATATAAACTTCTTATGCGAATGATGGGTGAGTTAGAGTTGACGAATGCCCTAGTTGCAGACGACAATCCATACCAACTTGATGCTGCAACTGTACAAGCTTGGAAAGATTTCCGGTCTGAGTGGGTTTCAGTTGCACATGGTAATATTGATGGAATACATATTGATTATAATTCTGAAATGTTGTTACGACCAAGATCCGGCGAACAATGGCCGGCATATCCTGATGGATGGTATGTTATGACAAGATCAGTAGGTGATCTTCCTCCTATTTTAGTTCATGAAGATCGGTTTGATGCTTATGATTCTTCTGTTCCAGAGAGAGATGGTGACGCGCCTAATCCCGGTTAAACATAACCAATTTAATAATACAAATTAATTTATAGGAAAAAAATATGTCAGGAGTAGTAGGCGCAGGAGGGGGCGGCGGAACCCTATTTAAAGGTTCTATTAGTAGTGCCACTCTTCCTACAATTGCAACAGATAGTGTTCCAGCAGGAAAAACATGGGTTGCTCATGGTGTTTGTACATCAGCGGAAGCTATTGTATACAGTACCGCGACTGTTTCTGAGACAGGTGCAGATGGAACCTCAGGAGGGGCCGAGGGTGGTGCAGATTCAGGTACAGAAGGCGCGGCAGATAGTGGTACTCAGGGCGGAGCAGATGGTGGTGCTCAGGGCAGTTATTGGCATCATCATACTGCTTGTTATTGTGCTCATTACTGTGCTAGATATTGTGCTCATTACTGTGCTAGATACTGTGCTCACTATTGCGCAAGATATTGTGCTCTGTATTGTGGACGAGCAGGATATGGTTATGGATTTGGATATGGTTATGGATCCGCGAGAGGATATGCAGCAGACTGTACAGCCATTGCTGTGAACGGAAGTGCCTCATGGACTCAAATTATTCCTTCTGGATTCTCAATTACTTCATGGCTGTATTATGAAGAAGAGTCCAATAAATAAAAATAGGTAAACTATGTCAGGTGTACTAGGCTCAGCTACAAAAACTGGTAAAGCAAAATCTGGTGGTGGAGTAGTATTTAAAGCCACTATTAGTAATGCATCTCTCCCCACAATTGCATCAGATAGTGTTCCAGCAGGAAAAACATGGATTGCACATGGTGTCTGTAAAGTAATAGAAGCCATTGAATATAGTACTTCACGCGTTACTGCTACCCATGCTGATGGTCTAGAAGGTGGGGCGGATTCTGGAGCTGAAGGAGGAACTTTTTCTGGTTCTGATGGTGGTACATTCAGCGGAGCAGATGGTGGTACTTCCGGCCGATATTGGTCTGGCCATACTGCTTGTTACTGTGCTCACTATTGTGCTAGATACTGTGCCCACTTTTGCGCAAGATATTGTGCTCGATATTGCGCCCATTATTGTGGAAGATATTGTGGCCGTACAGGTTATGGTTACGGATTTGGATATGGTTACGGCTCTGCAAGAGGTTATGGTGCGTCTTGTTCAGCAATAGCAGTAAATGGTAGTTCATCATGGACTCAAATTATACCTACAGGATTTACAGCTACTACATGGCTGTATTATGAAGAAGAAAATAATGCCGGGTAAAATGGAGAAACTATGACAGGAGTAATTGGTGAAGAAGGAGGTGGTGGAGTAGTATTTAAAGCCACTATTAATAATGCTTCTCTACCCACAATTGCATCAGATAGTGTACCATCCGGAACGACATGGATTGCACATGGTGTTTGTAAATTAATAGAAGCCATTGAATATAGTACTGCGAGACATGTTGCCACTCACGCAGATGGTCTAGAAGGTGGAGCGGATTCTGGAGCTGAAGGAGGAACTTTCTCCGGCTCTGATGGTGGTACTCAGGGAGGTGCAGATAGTGGTACTGCCGGCAGATATTGGCATTACCATACCGCATGTTACTGTGCTCATTACTGTGCTAGATACTGTGCTCACTTTTGTGCTCGCTATTGTGCCCGTTATTGTGCCCATTACTGTGGAAGATATTGTGGCCGTACAGGTTATGGTTACGGATTTGGATACGGTTACGGGTCTGCCAGAGGATTTTCTGGAAGTTGCTCAGCCATTGCTGTGAACGGAAGTGCCTCATGGACTCAAATTATACCTACAGGATTTACAGTTACTACATGGCTGTATTATGAACAAGAAAATAACGCTTGATATAAAAAAACATGAATATATTATATTATTACCCAGATGTATTGGGATATGGTGATTTTTATTTATTATTACCCATCTTAGAATCCCTCCGAAAAAAACATAAAAAAGATCACATAACATTAGCATCTAATAAAGCAATTAAAACCTTAATTGTAAATGAAAATATTATCGATGATTGGATAGAGTTTATTAGTAACACCGGAAATAAAAGAATTATCGATAATCTTTTTCATCAATTTGACAAAGTATATAATTTAGATATTCAAAGATTAGGAATAACATTATTTTTTCGAAATGATATGCATTTTTTTGATATCATGGAAAAGGAATTTGAAGTTAAGATTGATAGAAATAAATTTGATTCTACTTTTAAATTTAATTTAACAAGTGAAGAAAAAGACCAAGTTGATAAATTAATTCTACATAATGATAAAAAAAATATAGTAATTCATACTGGACATTCATATAAATTTCCTTATGGAAAAACACCAAATTATGAATGGTGGTATAAGCTGGTTTCTAACTTATCTGATTATAATGTTTATCAAGTGGGAAGTAAGATTGCACCGGAACAACCATCTAGAATAATGCCCGATTTTGATATAAAACACCATAATATAGATTTGTGTGATAGCATTAATTTTCGACAAGTTGCATATTTATTAGAAATATCACATACATTTATAGCCATAGACTCAATAGTAGCACATCTATCTCTACATTCAATGAAACGGGGTATTGTTTTATGGGGTAGTTCTTATGTCAGAACACATGGACATGAACATAATGTAAATTTAGAGGCAATTAGACATTGTGGAAAACCATCATGTATTGATCTTGGAGGTATGATAGTAGATGATGGAACTAATCTTAATTGTTGTCTTTTACCCGAAAATGAAAAGCCGGATAGTTGGCCCTTAGTAGATGAAGTGATATATGAATTAAATAATGTATAAAGGAAAATATGAATAATTTACATGTAGTAATGGGGGGAATAGGTAAAAATATTATATTTACTTCATTAATATCTAGGCTATGTGAAAAAGATAATGCAGACAAAATATCTATAATGTCTCCATGGGATTATATCTTTAAAAATAATGAACAAGTGAACAATGTAGAACCTACAACAGATTTCCGATATTTTAAAGAATTAGAAAAATATGATAATATAATTTATTATGAACCCTACCTCTCTAATTATACTAAAGATAATGATTTACACATTGTAGATGCGTGGGCAGATATGTATGGTGTAAATAGAGGCCAGCACATACCATATATTAATATTGATGAAATTGAATTTTCACATGATATTAGTTCCGAGTTTACAAAAAAGGACTATTGTGTAGTACAATTTAATGGTGGTAAAGGGGGTAGGTGTGAAGCATCTGTTAATGAACCGAGAGATTATCGTTTAGATTTAGTACAAAAATTAATATATAGATTGAAAAATGTATTAGATTTAGATGTAGTATGTTTGAGACATGATAATGAACCAAAAGCCGAAGGTGTTATTTCATTTAGTTCTGATCCTTCTACAGATAGTTTGCTCAATATAATTCCTTTAATTGAGAAATCTAAATTTGTTATAACTATTGATTCTGCATTAATGCATTTATCTGCCTTGACAAATACAAAAACTATAGTATTATGGAATGAAAGCCAAACAAGACCTCAACGTATAGGATATAATAAACATATACATTTGTGTTGTAATAATGATATTGCTATTGATATAGATGTAACTAATATTTTAGAAAAAATAGATGAAAAAAATTAATAAAATTCTTATTATTGGAGGGGGATCGTCAGGGTGGATGACTGCCGCTGCATTGATAGGTAAGTTTCCAGATAAAGATATAACGTTAGTGGAATCTGAAAATATTTCAACTATAGGTGTTGGTGAATCTACGGTACAAATATTTCGGCAATATACAGACATTATAGGACTTAAAGATGAAGAATGGATGACTAAATGTAATGCTACTTATAAATTGTCAATAGATTTTACTAATTGGTCTGGAGATGGTAAAACAATTAAATATCCTTTTGGTAAAGGGACATGGTTAAACAAATATAAACCTATTGATTGGTTCATATACAAACAAGATAAAACTATTAAAAATCATTATAGTTATGAACAGTTTGCTATGGGACACTCAGAGTTATTAAGACAAGAGAAATTTGTTCATGATGATGATAATATAATTGGATTTGATTTTAAAGACATGACAGGGTTTCAGTTAGATGCAACTCTATTCGCTAATTATTTAAAGAACGATTATGCATTACCTCGAGGATTAAATTATATACAAGATACTATAAAAGATGTTATAGTAGATTATGATGGTACTATAAAAAGTTTAACCTCATCAAATGGTACTGAATATGATGCCGATTTGTTTATAGATTGTACAGGATTTAAATCTTTATTATTAGGAGAAACATTAAATACTCCATTTGTTTCATTTGAAAAATATTTACTCAATGATAGGGCTGTAGCAACTCATATTCCATATACAGATATAGAACAAGAAATGGTGACAAGTACAGATTCATACGCACATAAAAATGGCTGGATATGGAATGTACCTCTTTGGACTAATATTGGTAAAGGTTATGTTTATAGTTCACAGTTTTTGACAGAAGATGAAGCCGAAAAAGAATTTAAAGAATATTTAATTAATAATACTAAATGTTCAAAAGAAATAATTAATTCATTACAATACAGTCACATACAAATGACTCCAGGCTTTCATGAAAGAAGCTGGGTTAAAAATGTATGTGCTATAGGATTATCTAATGGGTTTATAGAACCTCTTGAGGCTACTGGATTAATGTTTATAGGTGATGCAATAGAGATCCTGGTAGATACTTTAGTTGCTCGCGATGGAATTGTGAATGGTTATGATAAGTCAATATTCAACAAACGTGTACAACATCGTTCTGAATATTTTGTTGGATTTGTTATTGGTCATTATGCTATGGCCACAAAGAATGATACCGAGTATTGGAAAACTATAACGGAAGATATAGACTATCTATCTATAAAAGAAACTTGGACCAAATATTTACATGTATACATACCGGAATTTTATGATGAGCATATTAATAAATGGCAACATTTAAAACCTGAAGATGGCACACCTTATATAATGGCGGGGTTTGGTATGAATCCTGTAGTAGATAAAGTGACAAGTGATGAACGTTATATAGAGAATAACTTAAAAATACATAAAGATATAGGTCAGTATATCAAGTATCAAAAAGAATATGTATCTCAGTTTCCTAGTATGTATAGGTATTTAAAAGACAATATATATAATGACTAGTATAAAAACAATCAGTACTAATGAAGCATATAGTATGGTGGGTGCTGAAAAAAATAATTATGATTTTGAATGGTCTGCCACTCCTAGGAGAGATTTACAAATTCTGTTAGACATGCTTTCTTCTAAACATAGAAAAAATGTATTAGAAATCGGCACATTTGCAGGACATACTTCTTGTAGTTTTAAATTAGCTTCTTCAAAATCTAATGTATATACAATTGATATTTTTAAAGGTATGCGAGGTTATATTGATTCTACTCAGGCCTCTGAAGTTTTAAAAAAAGAAGATGTGGGGATAATATTTAAAAATAAAAAAGTAGATGTGAATTTAATTTATGCCGATTCAACCAAAGGTTCAACATATAATAATCTTCCAAAATTTGATTTTGTATATATTGATGGTGATCATTCTGTATATGGTATAATGAAAGATAGTGTTAATGTTATGAATAATATTGTTGATAATGCATTGGTCTTTTGGCATGACTACAAGAATACAGGATACACTGGAACAAAAAAAGCATTAGATTTATTTTTGAATACGTATGAACAAACAATATATCATATAGAAAACAGTTGGTTAGCTTTTATGATATACAAAAAAACTATTTAAGGATATACCATTATGGATTTCACACGCAGATTTTCTATTGCCCATCCTGAAAAGGGTCTAGAAAACGGCTACCCAAATCATTATTATCTAGTGATAAAAAATACTCCAAAATCAATTCTTAATGAAATAGAAGACATATACTTTGGTAAGAATTTTTATTACAAATATCAAAGGAGAATGAAGTTTGTGGGTAATGCTATGGGATCAGAAGCCACAGACGAACAAACTGAAAATTTACTTAGAATACAAGAAGAATTTGGAGTATGTGTTTCATTAACTATGAATTCAACCACATATCCAGATGAACTACTATTAGATCAAACATTACAGGATGATTTTGTTGAATGGATAGGAAAATATTATGATAAGGGGTTGAGAAGTTGTACTATTGGTAATATGCATATTATGAGAACAGGAAAGTTACAACGGCGATGTCCTGATATGCATTGGAAAAATACAGTAAATCATTTAATATCCGATGGGCAACAGGTCGCAGATACTATTGGTTGTGGTTTTAATACTATATTATTAGATAGGTCTTTAAATAGAAATATTAAAGAATTAAAAAGAATCTATAAGTTTTTATCAGAGAGTCATCCTGATATACAAACTTCATTGTTATTAAGTGAATCTTGTTTATATCGATGCCCTTTTAAATTGGAACATGACACGGTTGGTGGAACTATTAGTAGTAATTATTGGGGAGAGGGTAATGCCCTATCAACATTATCTTGTAACCATTGGAAATCTGATGAAAGAGATAAATTGCCCAGAAATGGTATTAATATGGTTGTATCAACTAAAGAATTTTTAGATGAATATTTAAACACAGTTAATATATTAAAAAGTTCTGGTAGACTTGATGGAAACAGATATAACATCTATACTGAAGATGATATAAAAAGTAAAAATATTAAACTTTTACGTTCTAATTCTATGGGAGATGACGGCTTTAGTTTATACTCTTCTTCTTTTCAAAAATGTTATGATTTAAATACCGTGCCTTTTGATAGATGGTTGATAGTCCAACCTACTGATAAAGATGATAATTTGACAGAAGATAATTTTAAAGAATATTCCGAAGATTTTTTACAAGATGAATTTTGGCTTTCTGATACAGGACAAAGACTTAATAAAATTCTATTGAATTGTCGTTCTCAATGTTATAATTGTCATGAATGTGAAAGAGCATTTGGAATACCTGATTATGATAGCTCTGTAATAACAAAAGATATTAAAATTTAAATGAATATACTTGGAATAAATGGTTCTCTTGGGTGGGATGGCAGAATAGAATATGTGAAAGACCAAGATTTTTGGGTTCATGGTAGTGGCGCCACACTTTTTATTGATGGTGAATTAATAGGTTCAATATCAGAAGAAAGATTATCGCGAGTTAAACATGATGGAAGATATCCTAAATCGGCCACAAATAAATTGTTAAAATCGAGTAATTTAACAAAAAATGATATTGATATAGTAGCATGGGTCTCAAATGCAACTCTTATGGGGCATTATTTAAAAATTCAAGGATATTTCACCGAAGCTTTAAAGGTAAACTTTCCCAATGCTAAAATATATTTTGTAGATCATCATCTTGCTCATGCCGCAGGAACATTTTTAGCTTCAGGTTTCAACGAATCAAATGTGTTTACATTTGACGGCGCGGGTGATTTTTGTTTGATGTCAGATGGAATTGAACCTAAAGTTCTATTAAATAATACCTCTTTTTATTCTTTTAATTTTTCAGATAAAAAAATTACTGTTCATAACAAAACATGTACCTATTCAGGTGAAAATATGTTTGGCGGAGCTTATACTGAATTAGGAGAATATATCTATAGATTAAAAACAGATGATATTAAGTATACTGATACGGAGTCTGTTGAGTATAAAACAAATATGAGGAAAAAATTATTAAATTTAATATCGGCCGACTCAGAAGTAGATGCTACAAATTTTATTGGTATTCACCCGGAGGATTATGTTGGTGGAGGTTTAGATAGAGAAAAATATGCAGGTAAAATAATGGGTCTTGCATCATACGGAGATTATAAAAATATAAAATGTGATGATTTATTTTATTTGTCGTTTAAAAAGGAAAATGTATATGGCAACGGAGAGGAGTGGCCTGTTATCTGTACTAATTTTCATATCAAAGATTATATTTCCGATAACGAACATGATTATTGCGCAGAAGATTTAGCATCTTGGTTACAATATAATTTTGAACATTATTTAATTTCGTTATTAAAAAATATTCCTGAAGATATTAAAAGTAAAAAAATATGTTTATCGGGTGGATGTGCATTGAACATTATTGCCAATTCTAAAATTATAGAGGATGGAGTATATGAAGATGTTTTTGTTCCCACAGCACCCAATGATGATGGTTTAAATTTTGGTGCCGCTATATTATGTGCTTGGAAATTTGAGGACAGCTTAAGTTTACCTCATAATATAGGATGTATTGGAATGGAATATGATATTAATGATTTTGTACGAGGATTAGATGAACACTCGTGATATGACAGTTTATGATAATAAAACAATGTTTGAATATAATCCTAATGCGACAATACATGTTGTCATGATTTCAGATTTATATCCAATAGTTATTATTGATGATGTATATAAACATCCGGATGAAGTGCGAGATTTCGCTCTATCTCTACCAATACCTACTCATTATGTGGAGACTAATGCATTTGTGGGTAGTAGACTTGAAATTAGTAACTTTATTGCTAATAAAACATTTTTAGATACTATATCTTTAATAGTAATGCAAAAATTAGATTTATCTCATTTAATCAAAGATGTATTAAATATAGAAAATCAAAATAGTAACTTTTGCATGAATGTGATGCATCCAGAGTTTAAAATGAATGAACACAGTTCTTTTTTACCTCATAGTGATACTTCTGTAATGGCCTCAATAATTTATCTAAATAAAAATAATCATGACACAATGGGTACCGGGTTTTATCAACATAAAGAAACTGGTATCTGTGTATATCCCAATAATGAAATTCAGCTTAATTGGGTATGTAAAAAAGAAAACATATCACCTAATGATTATAAATTAAAAGTGAAAAGATATGAAGACTGGCGTAAAAGTAATCCTTCATGTAAAAATTCTATACTAGAAGATGATAAAAATTACAACGTATTATATAAAACGGAAGGAAAGTTTAATCAAATGATTTCCTATATGGGAGGAATGTTACACGGTCCATTACATTCTGATTTAGGTTTAATGAAAGATAAAAACTTTAAACGAATCAATCAAATGATATTTTGGGACTCAATTGGTAAAGGTTAAATTTATGATAACTTATAAAGAGTATGAAAATTTTAATATATTATGTGAACAAGTTGTTAATTATTTAATAGAAAATAAGATTATCGGTTGGTTTCAAGGTCGCAGTGAATACGGACCTAGAGCATTGGGAAATAGGTCTATACTAGCTAATCCTACAATTATAGATAATCAAGATTATATCAATAAACAAGTTAAACATAGAGAAGAGTGGAGACCTTATGCTCCAATTATGTTAGAAGAGTATGTTTATGAATGGTATGATATTCCTAAAAAATCTTCTCCTTATATGCTTTTTAATGCTCACCTTCGGCCCGATAAAATAGGTCAAGTTCCCGCAGTAACACATGTAGATGGTACAGCAAGAATACAAACTGTAACAGAACGCCTAAATAAACCCATTTTTCAATTGTTAAAGGAATTTTATAAACAAACTTCTGTACCAATTTTATTAAATACTTCATTCAACGTGAATGGTGAACCTATAGTAGAATCACCCGAAGATGCATTAAAAACATTTAAATCTACTAAAATAGATTATCTCATTATGGGAAATTTCTTATTTAAAAAGTCTGATGATATCGTATGATAATAATGAAATGTTTAGACTAAATCTAGACATGGAGATTCATACTACTTTAATAGAAGGAAAATACCCAGTAGTTATTATTGATAATTTTTATGAAAATCCAGATATAGTGAGAGATTTTATACTACAGTCACCTCTCCCCGAATTTCCTACTTATAAAGAATTTGGATATCATAGATATCAAAGAAGTGATTTGCTCAATATAGAAGGTATCGTAGATCAATTAAAAGGAGTGTTATTATTAAAATTGGGTATTAGTAATTATATTGATCTTGAAAATTTAAATGTACACAATCAATTTATGTGTAATATTTTTAGTAATTTTGATGTTGAGTCCCCTGAAAGGAATCCTCATAGTGATCGTAGTATACTTTCGAGTGTGATCTATTTAAATAAGCCTCCAGATGATAATTTGGGAAGTGCTATTTGCAGGCACAAGTTATCAGATATTTGTGTGTATCCTCGCCACCCTCTTCATGTGGACTGGATTACCGATATTGAAGGTTTAGAACCTAATACTTATTTGAATAAAGTAAGTAAATATGAGGAATATATGAAAAAGGTCCCGCCTATAAAAGATGTATCAACTGACATTGATAATTGGGAAATAATATATCAATCTCAAGGTAAGTATAATTCAATGGTAACTTATTTTGGGGGTATGCTACATTATCCGGTACTAAAAAGTGACAAGCCGAATAATATTACCGATAGAATATCACAAGTATTTTTTTGGGAATAATTAAAATGAAAGACCTTACCTCTGAAGATATTTTAACGGCATGGAGTAATACAGAACTTAAAACGGGAGTTTACATACATAGTCCCTTTTGTAAAGAGCAATGTAGTTATTGTACTTTTAAGGGTTCAATGTTTGAAAAGAATGCCTTCCAACGTTATTATTCAGAATATCTCCCCCACATGATTAAATTTTATGAGCCTGTATTAAGTTCAGGTCTCATTCGTAATTATTTTTGGGGTGGTGGTACTCCCTCATTAATGACTCCAGAAATAATGAGAAATATATTTGATCTCATCCCCAATTTCAAAGAGTGTCCAAGAAAATTAATGGAATTTCACATGGCAGATTCCAGATTACATAAGGAACAATTAGATGTTCTAAAAGAATATAACTTTAATACAGTAATAGCTTGTGTACAGAGTTTTGATAGAGAAGTAGTAAAACAACAAAAACGAAGAGCACCAAAAAATGATGATGTTATTTTTGAATTCATAGACTATGCAAATTCACTAGGATTATTTACAATGTCAGATGTTATCTTTTTTGATACGGGAGATTTACAAAAAGACTTAGATAGACTTTCTTCAGATATACAAAAATTAATAGATCATGATATATCAGAAATAAGTGTCCAAACAATTTTTGATGAATTGGGAAAATACGATCCTATAGTTTGTAAATTAGTTAACAAATTTTTGAATGATAATAGTCAATATTGTGTGGGAGGTATGGAAGGCGTACAACAAGAAGATTATTTTCGTGATGAAACGGGAAGAAAGTGTAGAAAAGAATTGAAGATGTATAAAAAAGAAATAGATTGGGATGAAATGTCTCAACAAGATATACACCTTGACGGCTTGTGCACCGAATCCCATATATTACACGCGACAAATTATAATGTATTAGGAATTGGATCTTATAAAAATCATAAACACACATTTTCTAGAATAGAAGATAAGTTAGAATATGTTGAAGATGGAGACACTTATACACCTAAATGGTTGTGTTCTTATGATAAAAAAGATTGGCCTATGAAAAAATTAGTAGCTGATTTTTATGAATACTTAGAGACAACTATAGGCGATCCCCCAGATGGTGTAGATTTTACTTTTCATTCAGAAGTTGTACAGTATGATGAAGATGATAACAAAAAGAAAAAAGTTGTAAGGAGATTAATACCTACTTATAGATGGCTAATTGATGAAGATACCCCCTTTAACACTATAGAAAAATATATACCTAAATTGAAAGAAATATTATGAATGATTATACGGAATCAGATTTTGTTAATTTATTATGGTTATTTAATTCCCCTAGAGAAACAAGAAATATAATCCGATTAGATTTACATGAAGCCGGTTTATTGTATAAGTATGCATCACAACAATGGATAAAGATGCCCAAAGATAATACGGGTAATATTATATTAGAGATTGGTAGGTATTGGGCAGGATCAACAGTTTTACTCGCATTGGCTACCCATGATACTAAGGTAAAAATAGTTTCAGTTGATGTTGTTGAAGGATGCCATGATCCTGATGTGGATGATTGGTTGAATAATTACGAAGAAAAAGAACGAATAGATATTAGAGTAGATAATTCGTGGGGAATGAAAAACTTCCCAATATCATTGTTATTTGTAGATGGTGATCATTCGTATGAAGGTGTTAAAAAAGATTTCATACATCATTGGAATTATTTGAATGGTCCGTGTCTAGCACATGATTATACTGATCCAACTTGTGAGGGTGTGACACAATTTATAGATGAATGGATCGAAGAGGGTTATGCCGAAATAATCGAACAAGCGGGTACAATGGTTGCACTCAAAAAATTGAAAGATTATGAGAATGAAGTTTGAAGAAATACAATATCAATGGACAATCGATTGTGAAATGGATGAAACTGAGCTCTCCAAAGAATCAATAAAAATTCCACAATTACACAACAAATACTTAATATACTTTCACGATGAACGTATAAGACTCCGTACTATGAAATTCGAAAATAGTAAACTCTTGAAACTAAAAAGGGAATACTATTCGGGGAGGATGAGTGCAGAAGAAATGGAGGCTCTTGATTGGGAGCCATTTCAATTCAAACTACTCAAGGCAGATGTACAAGAATACATTGATGCTGATGAAGATATAATAGAACTGAAGAAAAAACTCACACTTCAAGAAGAAAAAACTGATTATCTTGAATCTATAGTGAAAAGTTTGTCTAACAGAGGTTATTTAATTAAAAATGCAATCGATTGGAAACGATTCACAGAAGGTCATTGAGGTCATTGAGGTTACTAAGAAAGATGAAGTATATCTCAAGATAAGCTGTGAAGCTGGCGTAGCGCAAGAAATTTGTGATTATTTCACATTTACTGTTCCGGGCCACACATTCATGCCAGCATATCGTATGAAGATTTGGGATGGAAAGATAAGATTATTCAATATTCACAATAGGTTACTGTATAGTGGATTACTTGAGTACGTGTTTATCTTTGCTGAGCCCCGAAATTATCGAGTAGCCCCGATAGGTTTTGATTGGAAACCTAGAAAAATAGCAAAAAATCAAGCTTTCCTTGATGACTTAAAGTTACCTTTTGAACCTAGAGATTATCAACTCGAAGGATTTCACCATGCTTTGTCATATAAAAAATGTCTGTTGGTATCTCCTACCGCAAGTGGAAAATCCCTAATCATCTATCTAATTGTACGAGCACTTAACGTTAAGACTCTCATAATCGTACCTACCACTTCACTTGTTTCTCAGTTGTATTCAGACTTTCAAGAATATGGATGGGATTCCGCAAAATTTTGTCACCAAGTCTACGCAGGTCAAGATAAAGTGTCAGATAAAAAGGTGGTTATCTCTACGTGGCAATCCATTTATAAACTTAATAAGAAACTTTTTGAACCATATAAGTTAGTTATAGGTGATGAAGCACATGGATTCAAGTCAAAGTCTCTTACATCCATCATGACCAAATGTGTGAACGCAGAATACAGAGTTGGTACTACAGGAACATTAGATGGAACGCAAACTCACAAATTAGTACTTGAAGGTCTATTTGGTAAGGTTTATAAGGTTACAACCACTAAACAATTGATTGACAAAAAAGAATTGGCTCCATTTCGTATAGAAATTATTGTATTAAGATATCCTGATGTAATATGTGAACAGTTTAAACAAATTAAATATGCAGATGAGATAGAATTTCTAGTGGGTCATGAGAAAAGAAATAAATATATACGAAACTTAGTATTATCTCTTGAAGGTAATACTTTGCTCCTGTTTAGATTGGTCAAAAAACATGGACGTATTTTATATGATTTACTTTGGGAGAAAATAGATGTTGGATCTAGAAAAGTCTTCTTTGTACATGGTGGAACAGAAACCGATACAAGAGAACAAATACGAGCCATTGCTGAAAAAGAAACTGACGCGATCATCGTGGCCAGTTATGGTGTATTCAGTACCGGCATCAACATTAGGAATCTTCATAACATTGTGTTCGCTAGTCCTTCTAAATCTCGTATTAGGAACTTACAGTCTATAGGTAGGGGTCTGAGATTGTCGGACAATAACCAAGAAACTGTACTATATGATATTGCGGATGATTTGAGGTGGAAGAACAGAAAGAATTATGCTTATCGACATCATGAAGATAGAATGAAAATATATGATGAAGAGAAATTTCCATATAAGATTCACAACATACCACTTAAGGCATGAATGGAAGAATTAACCAAAGAAAACTTAAAAGTTATAAGATTAGAAAATGGTGAGATTATTTTTGCGAAGGTAAATGTAACTGATAGAAGTAAAAGTAGTGGATATTTAGAATTACATTGGCCGATGAAAGTGATGATGAAATTTAATGATGACAAAAAAGAGACACAATTAGCATTACTTAAATGGCTTCCCTTCACGGATACCACACATGTTCCTTTATCAGCAAGAAGTATTATGTCTGTTTCAGAATTAGGCAAGGATTTTCAAGACTTTTATATAAATTCTGTAGAAGAGGATAAAGTATTAGATAAAGATCAAGAATTAGATAAAATGTCTAAAATCTTAGCAGATTATGAACCAAAAGGATTAATGAATTAAACTTACCTTTTCGGTTTAACACCTAATTATAACATCTTTTTTTCAAATGTCAAGACCCCAGCACCCCACTTGACATCTATGAATTTTATGATATAATGAGTATAGTAATTAAGTTTAATCTAACCAAAAAGATGTAAAATTATGGCACGAAGAAAGAATATTAAAAATAAGGCTCATTACGTAGATAATGCAAAGTTTCTAGAAGCGATGATCGTATATAAAAAGGAATATGACACCGCAGTTAAAAATGAAAAAGACCTTCCACAAATTTCTGAGTATCTAGGTTCAGTATTTTTGAAGATAGCACAAAGATTATCCTTCCGGCCTAATTTCATAAATTACGCATTTAAGAATGATATGATATCTGATGGAATAGAAAACTGTCTACATTATATCCACAATTTCAATCCCGAAAAATCAAACAATCCATTTGCATATTTTACCCAAATAATTTACTATGCTTTTATTAGAAGAATACAAAAAGAAAAGAAACAGTTGTATATTAAATATAAGAGCATGCAAAATTATGATATAATGCCAAACTATATGGATCAAGAAAAAACGAATGATGTTCCCGATCCTACAGGAGATTACAAAAATTCAGAATTTAAAATAGTGGTTGATGAGTTTGTCGATAATTTTGAAAAGAGTAAAAAGAAAAAAGCGGTTAAAAAAGAACCAACAAAACTAGAATTGTTTATGGGTGTTACATTATGAAGATTGCTCTTATAACGGACACTCATTGGGGCGCTAGGGGAGATTCCCTCACATTCCTAACCTACTTTCGAAAGTTTTATGATGAGGTGTTTTTTCCTTATTTGGAAGAACACAATATCAAGACTTTAATCCATTTAGGTGATGTAGTTGATCGCAGAAAGTTTATCAACTTTAAGATATTGAATGATCTACGAACAAATTTTGTTGAACGTTTGTGGAAAATGGGGGTAGATACTCACATAATTATTGGTAATCATGATACCTTCCACAAGAACACCAATGAACTAAACTCTCTCCAAGAAATTTTTACTACACATGAGGGGAAAGTTGAGCCGTGGATGTATTCTTCTCCAAAGGAAGTGGACTTTGATGGTTTGGGTATTTTAATGATGCCGTGGATAAATGAAGACAATTATGGGGAGTGTATGAAAGCCATTAAAAATACACAATGTCAAATCCTTATGGGTCATCTTGAAGTAAAGGGGTTTGAACAACATATTGGTTCATGGAGTCATGATGGTGTAGAAGCAAAAATATTTGAAAAATTTGATATGGCCATGAGTGGACACTTTCACCACAAATCGGATAATGGAACAGTTTACTATTTGGGGAATCCCTATGAAATAACATGGAGTGATTATAAAGACCCCAGGGGGTTTCATATCTTTGATACAGAGACAAGAGAGCTGGAATACATACAAAACCCCTTTAGAATGTTCAGAAAGTTTTATTATGATGACAGCGAAGAGACTTTCGAATCATTGACTGAAAAAGATTATAGTGAATATGAGAATACATAC